GAGCCATTCCTGCTTAGTGACAGAACCCATTGCCAACATACCATTTTCATATTTATTTATGTATTCAATAATAGCATCTTGAAGTTTCTTAACTTCTCCATCAAGACCTACAAACTTACCGCTTGAAATTGCTTCATTAATTAAATCAACTAAATTTTCATCTGAGTATTTTTTCTCTAACTCTTCTTTTAATTTATCTGCTTCTTCTTGTAGTCTGTCAGACTCCTTATCATACATATCATTGACTTGGTCGTCCACATGGTCTTGTACTAAATCCTGTAATTTCTTCTGTTCTTCTTTTAATTGTTTTTGTAAATCTTTAAGTTTCTTCTGACCACTTAAAGAACTATCTCTTTCAGCTATTGCTATTTGTTTCTCTAAATCACTTATTACATCTTGTTGTTCTTCATAATCATCTTTATATTTGGCTTCTTTTCTTGAATCATTGTAAGCATCTTGTTGCTTTTTAAGAGAATCAATTTTAGCTTTAGTTTCTTTATCTATTTCTTTAAGTCTCTCTTCAAGCTCTTTTTTATACATGTCTCTAATTTTTTCTTGTAGGCTTTGAGCTTCTTTAAGCTGGTCTTTATAAGCATCTTGAATCTCTTTATTTAAATCTTCTATTTCTTCTTTATTTTGTTGAATTTGTTTATTAGCATCAGGTAAATCTTTAAGAAGTAAATCTAAATATTTCTTAGCATTTTCTGCTATTTCTTTGTATTTATCTGCATCTTTATTATTTTTTAGAAACGCTAATTGTTGCTCATAATTTGTTATGCTTTTACCATCAGCAGAAAATTCAAATCCTTCTTTTGATAACCCTTCTCTTAACTCTTTTGCAGTATCTTCATAGACTTTAATAACATCTTTAATTTCCTTAGCTTGTTTGGCCAATAACTCTTTCTTCTTTTCAATTAAGTCTAACTTTTCATCACCTTCAGCATTTTTCATAAGAATGTCTATTAAGTCTATTTCGTTTTGTATTTCAGTAACATGTTTTTGAGCTGAAGTTAAAGCAGCTTCCCTAGCAATCTCTTTTAATTCTTTTTTAAATTCCTCTGCTGCTCTAGTTGATTCTATAAGAGAATTTGTTACTTCTTGTTGAGCATCTGCAACTTTCGGTATCTCAGTAAAAGCAATCTTTAAATATTCTTCAACAACCTTTTTTTCTTCTTCTATTTTCTTCTTACGTTCTTCACTCTTTTTACTACCTTTGTCGCTCTCTGATTGCTTATCTAATTTCTCTAATTCTTTTTCTAATGATATTAATTTTTCTTCATAACTAGTTAAGTTATCATCATCTGAAAAAGTGTACTTATAATCTTTTTTAAGTCTATCTTTTAGTCTATTCTTTTGAGTATTAAGTGCCTTATCTTTTTGGTCTAACAATGTTAGTTCTTCTTTATATAAAGCGTTTTGTTCTTCAAGATATTTAAGTTTATCTTTTCCACTTGCATATTTCATTTTCTTATCTAAAAGAGATATTCTATCTGCAACTTTAGATATCGCATTTTCTAATTCTTTTAGTAACTCAATGCTATATTTTACTGCTGCATCAATAGATTTTGTATCTAATGCTATTTTAGGAGTTTTAGTTATACGAGAGAATTTCTCCGTAAGAGTTTTGACTGGAGATGTGGCTCTTGATGCTGCTCTTGAGAATAGAGATGGTTTTGTTACAGGAGTTTCGTCACTTATTGGTGCTGGTTCTGACGTTCTAGGTTGGGCTGATAGATTAGCTGGAATTGCTTGTGGAGTTTCTATAGAATTTATGGATTGCACACTTTTTCTATTACTCTTTAATCCACCTAATATATTATTTGCAAATTGAGAAGCAATTCCTCCTAGAGTCCCTACTGTACGAAGATGTGCTGTTATTGTAAAACTCTTATCACTTAGTTTTTTATTTTCAGTTTGACGAATTGTTTCTAAAGCAGCAGAATTATTCGCTTTAAGTTTAGCCCACTTGTCTTTTATTGTTTTTTTATCAACACTATCTATGCCCTCAATAGCTCCTTCAATAGCTGCAATTACCTCAACTTGTTTTTCAGGAGGTAATTTTTCTATTTCAGCAATTAATGAATTAATATCTCCATTAGTTAGTGATTTTATTATATTTATTTTTACGTCTTTGTCTAGGTCTAAAGCATTTAAATTCTCAACTTCATCTAATGCATCTGGATTATTTACTATAAGATTAGCTATAATGTCTTTGCTTTCAGGGAAATCATTATAAAGTTGTTCTATTAAATATAACTTATCTTCATTATTTAACATAAAATTAAGAACTTGATTTTTTTGTTCATCTGGTGTTGATTCATATAGTTTTGTAGCTCTCTCAAGTTCATCTGCATTTTCTACAGCAAAGCTAACAACCTTACTTTTTGTTTCTTCTGGAACATTATCATATAGTTTTTGAAATGCTTCAGCCTTTTCTGGATTTTTAATTATAACTTCAGCAAATACTTTTTTATCTTTTTTGTCTTCTAATCCATCATATATAGATTTCATTTTATCAAAATCATCTAAACCATTTAAATTTATGCTATAATCCATAGCTATAGTTGGATTATCCATAAGCCATTTTTGTACGGCTTCATAATCCTTTAGATTTTTCAAACTATCAACATTATCAGTTATAAATTTATTAGTAAAAGTTGAATTTGTTGGAAGATTTTTTACTATATCAGCAAAAATTTTAACTTGTTCAGTCTCAATACCTGATGATTCTAATTTTAATTTTACATCATTTCTTCCTTCAAGTTGTTTAAATGAATTTAAAGTATTTCTAAGCTCTTCATTTTTCTTTAACTTAAGTTCAATTTGTTTTGTTGGAGGTGTATTTAATATATCATCTACAAGCTTTTCTGCTTCTTTATCCCTTGAAAATGCAACACTTTTAGGATTCGGTTTGTCTTTTAAAACCTTTTTAGTAGATTCTTTAGCTTCTTTAACAGGGTCTTTCTTATTTTTATCACCATTTATTTCTTTTAATTTTTTTTGAATCCATTCAATAGCATCTGATGCTAAGTCTTTAACCTCTATAGTAAAAATTTTATTTGCTATTTCAGAAGAACTAATAGTCTCAATATCATCTTTAGCTTTTTCTATTTCGGCAATTATTTCTACTCGTTTATCTGGTGGTAAACTTTCAATAGCTTTGCCTAAAGCATCTATATCTCCATCAGATAAGGCTTTGTATATATTTATTCTTACATCCTTATCTAAAGGAATTTTATCCAATGATGTTATTAAATCCTGAACCCCTAATTTACCATCATTTTGCTTCAAATATATTTCTGTAATTTTCTCATCAGGTATATGTTCTAAGGCATCTTTTAAATTAACAGAATTATACAAAGCCTCTCCCGCTTCTGCTATAAAATATGTTTTAAGTTCCGCAGGTACTTTCTTATATATCTCTGATACTTCAACAGCTTTTTCTAGTCCAACTCCATCAGCTTCTAATTTAGTTTTGAGTTCAGAAGGTACTTCGGCATACTTAGATGTTAAATCTAATATTTTTCTACCGCCTTCGTCTGCTCCTTCTTCTTTTATGATAGTTTTTACTTCTTTTGGAAATTTATCATAAATTCTTTTTACTGAATCAGCTTCTTCTAATGTTGCAGTTGGATTAGCTTTTATGACTGTGATTACTTCTTCTGGAAGCTCTTCATATCTTTGCTTTAAGTTACTTATTATTTGTTCTGCATTAGCTTGACCTGAATCATCACTCAAAAGTATTTCTGGAGTTATAGTAAATTTACCTTTACCAAATTTACTGTCTAAATCATTTTGAAGTTTATTTATATCTGGGTCGCCAGTCTGTAACTCCATTAACACATCCATAGTGAATTTCAATACATCAGTAGTACTTGCTCCTGTCCCTAATAGAGCATCTATCATGCCCTTGACTTGACTAGGAACTTCCTTAGTATTCTTAATATCAGTTAATATATTTGCGTCAACTTTTACATCTCCAGTTATTGTAGTTGTATCTAATATATTCTGAATACTATCAAATTGATTTTGGAGTTGCATTGCAAGTTTATCACCATTTGCTAAATCTAGTTTTGTTTTACCAAACTTAGCTAATAATGTATTTATAGATGTCATATCTTTAATTCCATTTGGATTTACTTGCCCAAATAAATTTTCCCATATATTAGCATCTGTGTTAGTTGCTTTAGCTATACTCTTAGCTGTTTTATCTATTGTTTGATTATATTTTTCTATATCTTGTGTTCTAGCAAATTCTTCATTTGCATCCTTAAGAGTTTTAGATAAATCTCCTACATCAACTTTCCCACTTCTAACAGCAGTAAGCAATTTGTTGACTGCCTGTTCTGTGTCTACTAGAGTATCTGGTGTAACTTCACTAAAATCAAATAAACTTTCAAGTCCAGCAAAACTAGACTTATCATTGCCTTCTAATCCACTATAAAGAGTTTTATTCTTAATGTTAGAAAATATTCCATCTCCTATTTCTTTTGAATACCCTTGAATTTTATCTACTTGATTTCTATACATTTCATCATATTTGAAATATATTTTTTCTTCTTCTGCTTTAGCTGACATTAATTCATTTCTGGCTTTATCTCTTGCTCTACCAGTTGAATTATTATATTTCTCGATTGCTTTTTCTTGTCTTTTTTTATTCTTTTCAACTTCTGCTGTATAATCTTCTTCTATTTTTACAAGCTTACCAGTTTCGCTTTCTCTCATTCTTTCTTCTAAAGTTTTATTTACATCTTTACTTGGAGAATTTAATTTTTTAGCAGCAGTTTTCGCATTATCATGTTTATCATAGGACATCAATCTTTCTTTTGCATTAATAGCTCTATCTATTTCAGCAATTAAATCAGTAACCTGACCTTTTAAAATAGGTATACCATTTTCATCTGTTCCTATAACTGCATCTGGTTTTATTTTTGCAATCTGTTGTTTTAGTTCATTTAATCTATTATTATCTTCTTTAGACTTATTTTCTTTTTTAGATAAATTATCATATTCTTCTGCAAGTGCTTGTAATTGAACTTTTTGGCTTTCATATGAATTAATTTGTTGTTTTGAAGCTTGAATATTTTTCTTTCTAGCTTGATAAGCATTTTCTTCTCTATTTGCATAATTCTCCATAGCTTGTGCTAATAGACTTACACCTGCAAATGCAGCAGTTAAAACTAAAGAATTTCCAACTGTAGTTGCTATACCTTTACCAAAATTTACAATGCTACTCCCTGCAAATGCCTTACCAATATTACCAAGCCCATCACTTATTGTATCTTTTCTACTTTTAGAAACAACTTTTAATTTTTGATTATATTTTTCATATGACTTTGTTCTGTCTTCATTTATTTTTATTTCTTTAGCTGTTGCCTTTTTTAAACTGTTGGTTGTTGATGTATATTTTCCTACAATGCCATTTTGACTATTTATAGTTCTATTAACAACTTGATTTGATTTAGTATTGTTTTTTGAAGCATTAGTATTTTTATTTATAGCACTTGTATATTGATTAGTAAATTTTGTAGCTCTTTCAAAGTCTTTAAATTTAACAGATTTTCTATTGTTTTGAAAGGCACTAAATATACTTCCTCCTAAATTCGTGATTGGTTTACCAGTACCTAATGCTTTAATTGTCATAAATAAAGACGATAAACCTGCTAGGGCTACAGGAAGCGAAACATGCATTTTGTCAGCCGCTTTAGTTATACCATTTAAAATTCCTGTAATACCAGATAATCCATCTAAACTAGTCTTAAACATATCTGTAGATATAGTATCTGTAACTAATTGTTTAAGACTTTCTTTTAATTTTATAATCTTACCTTCTGCTGAATTTATGAATCTCTCATTCTCTTTACTGGCACTACCTAGCACTTCTCCACCCAGCCATGCACTTTGGAATTTTTTTACCTGGTTCCAATTATCCATGACAGCCATGAAAGTATTTATGTGGTTTTTACCTGAACAAAATCTTCAATTAAGTTCGCTATACTTAACTCGTTCTCTTATGAACTGCTATATGTTTCCATATAGATGAGACTATATCTTCATCCTATAAGGATGCTCCCCATTTCCACTATCAATAGCTTATAGTGTACGGTTTATAACCTAGTCGTTGAACCTTACTCTCATTGAGTTTTGGCTGCTGATTGTCCCTATCTTTTAGTTTTTCACACTTTGGTACTAAAAGCCTAACGGGAGTTTCCAGCAATTAAAGGAGTTTATCATTATATATTACTATATAAGGCGACTAAAATTAATCGCTTCGGCAATACCACTTTTTTGATTTTTAGTTAAGGCATCTTCGCCAACACTATGCCACTTTTCTGCCAACTCATCTAAAATTGACATCATATCTCTTACTTGGCCAGTTTGCTTATCTAACACATTTATTTTTGCTGTTTCTTGTAAAGTTTTTGCTGTTTTATTGAGGCTGATTTTTCCTGAATCTGCTGAAGCTTTGATACCACTCATGTTTATACCAATTGTTTTGAGCGCTGTACCTACTTTTTCAGCATTTTGTACAGATTCATTTCCTCCAACTATCAAAGCAACAGAGTCTTCCATTGAAACGCCTGCTGATGATAACATACTTGCACTTCTTTGTAATGCAGCTCCTACATCGCCAGTTGTTATTGCAAAATTATTACCTGCATAGTTCGATAAATCAAGAAATTTTGTAAGATTATCATAATCTTTACTCATTCCTTTGATTTGAACTCTAGTATCTTTAATTGGTTTTAATGCTTTTGTCATTCCACCATAAGCGGACATAACACTAGTTAAGTACTTATCAGCAGTTTCTTGGTCTAAATCACCAACATTTGCAAAAACTGCTGATTGTTTAGCTATCTTCAAACTGTCTGATACCGATTTTACACCAGTTTGTAGAGCTTTAGATGCCCCCTGAATTATATCCTCTGATGCTCTAGCTGTATCTTTCCCTATTGATATTGCTTCATTTTTTACATTCTTTAATTGCTCACTTGTACCTTCAAAATTATCAGGTGCTACTTTCATCATATCTCTTAAAGCACTATCTAATTCAACGATAGTTGTTTTAATATTTCTTACACCATTTGTAATAGACATACCTATCATATTACCTAAAGTATAAGTTCTCATCGAATTATATAGGTCACTAAAAAATCCATTTGTTGCTTTTACACTAGTTCCTAATCCTGTGAAATTAGATTTCATATTGCTTAATCTGCTTTTTATTGAATCTAATTCCTTTACTTTTTGACCTAGAGGCATACCATTTAATTGCATTAATTCTTTTTCTAGTTTATCAATTCCAGCAGTTGATTGACCCAATTCTAAACATTTTTGTCTAAGCCTATTTAAATCTGAAATTACTTTGGAAAGATTCATATTGAACTTAGCATCTAATTTAGTATTTTTAGTAGCATTTTCTACTTCTTTAACTTTATTTTTTAATTGTTCTAGTTTTTGTATTTCTGATTGTATTTGATTAGAAGTTAGATTTTTAAGATTCAAATTTTGAATTGACTTTAATGAATTTGATAAAGCTTGTAGTTTAGATGTATCTGCATATCCAGACTTACCCAATGTTTCTATTTTATTAGCTAATTTTCCAGCTTCATTTTGAAGAGTTTTAAATTGAGAAGCCATTTTTGTATTCATATCTGGTATTTTCATATTAGCCAACTTAGACTGAACATTTGATAAATCTGATAGAGCCTTTGAATTTAGACCACCTAATTTAATATTAGATAATCTTTTCAATTCTCCTGATAATTTGTTAATTTCTCCTATTTGCTTATTGTCTAAAATATTTGTCTGAGTAAATTTCTTTAATTGTCTTTGAGTAGACTCTATTTTTTTCCTAAAGTTATCGTATTGAGAAGTTAATTTATTTATATTCCCATTTGAATTACCTTTTCCACCAAATAATCCATTTTGGGTTTCTCTACTAAGTTTATTAATTTGTTTTAATGTGTTCTCTAATTGCTTTAAATTATTTAATGAGGATGCATTCATCTCCACATTTAACTTTATATTATTTTCTTTTGCAGATGTCTTCAGTGATGCTAATTGTTTCCTAGCTTTTTTATCATCAAGCTCTATACTGGTCTTAATCTTAAATTCTTCTGCCATTTAACCAACTCCTTTTTAAAGCATAAAAAAAGACAGTTAATATACTGTCTTAATATTTTTATTTAATTTTCTCTAATAATACTTTTTTCTTTTCATTAAATTCTTCTTCTGTTAATATCTCTTGGTCTTTCAAACTCTGTAATTCTTTTAATGAATTTGAAATTTTTGATATATCATCATCATCTTTTTTTATATCATTATTGCTTTCTATTTTAGCATTTTTAAATTTGGCTGCTTCATTCTCTACAACTAATTTAAATCTTTCCATTTCTTTTATTTTTTCTTGAATATCTGCATTATTTATATTTTTATATTGTGGAATATAAAATACTTCATAAGTATTAAGTTCAAATATCAAAGTTAAATATATTTTTTCTACAAAAGTATATTTATCATATGTAGGAACTATAGATATTATCCTCATCTGATTTTTTTCACTAACTTGCATGCTAAACTTAATGCTTACTAAATCTTCTATATTTTTTTTAACTGCTGTCTTAAATCCAGCATGAATGATAGATATTTTACCATTATTGCTTAATATCACACTGTCACTGTTTGAATTACCAAAAGCTTGACATTTAGCCATTGAAATATTTTTTTGTATAGCCTTTTCCACCTTTGTTTTTTCTCTATTTCTTTCTGCTATTCTTTCTAATCTAGCTTCTTTTTCTTTAGCATTATCCATTACGTTTCTTATAAAGCAATAAACAATAATATATCCTACACCTAGCCCTATTAAAATAAAATGACCTAAATATTCTTCCATAACATCTCCCCCTATCCTGATACTTCAATTATATCAAGAATATACTATTAGGAAAATTATTACAATTCGACATTATTTTCTTTTAATTTTTTCTTTAATACTATAGTAGTTATTGGTTCATCATAATTCCAATAAATTAATTTAACATTATTTTCATCACATAGCCTTTTCTTTTTTTTATCTCTTAATTTATTTTTTTCAAGAGTTTCTTCCCCTCCAAAAAAATCTACACTCTTAAAATGTTGTTGTCCTTGATACTCAAAAGCCAAATTAATAGAGGGAACAAATACATCTAAAGTTTGACCATTTAACCACTCAGGTCTATATTGATGTGTTGCATCTTTAAACTTTTTACAAATTACTTTAAACATATTAATCTCACTTTTCCATTTATAAGCCATTTCATCATTTAAAATCATTTTTTTCTGGATAAGCGCTTTTTCTTCTAAATAATTTATTTTTTCTAATGATGATGTATCAATTTTCTCATACTTATTTTGCATTGGAGTCATTATTTTCCCTCTTAAAAAATACACTAGTTCAAATTCATTATCAAAATACCCTTTTTCCATTATTTTGTTTATTACATTTCTAGCATGAAGTATTTCTATTGGGTCATTATCAGACCTAGAAATATCTCCTAAAAAATGTGTTAAATTATTTGGTTTTGGATAACAAACCTTTTTACCCTCAAACAAACATAGATTTTCTATAAATTTTATATCTGTATCATAAATTTTATAACCTGAAAACCCATGTTGCATATAGCTAGAAATAAGTTTCAACATTAATGCTATTTCTTTTTTTTGTTCTTTTTTAAACACAACTTTGTGATTTACACTTTTGTCATCTTCAAATATATTAGGAAGTATTATATGTTTATAAGCACTATTGGCTAACTCACAAGCTATATAATATTTTTCTTTAGAGCAACTGCTAAAAAACATTGTATATGTATCTTTTTCTTTATATTCATCTCTTATTTCTTCTGATATGCTATCAAATAAATTGTTTATTTCCTTAAATCCATCCCTATATTTTAACTTATCCAAATCTCTTCCAGTTTTCATCATACATGAGATTTCTTCGTCCCAAGTTGTTAACAACAAATATTCTAAATCTCTATTAATAAATTCTTGTTTTATTTCTTCAAGCTTTTTGAAATATAATTTACTTTTTTTCCCACATCTATTATCTTTAATATATTCACTTATTAACATAACATTATCTCCTTTATTCTGATACATTAATTGTATCAATTCTAAAGGAAAATTTATACTACAAAAGGAAATAGAAGCCAAAACTCCTATTTCCACAAAATCATTTACTCAAATATTTATTAATATCTTCTTTACTAGCTTCTTCTATGTAATCTATCATACAGATTGGAATATCCCTACTGCTAGAAACATCTCCTATTTTTTCTACTCTTATTTTCTCATTTCTTACACTCTTTAATATACCAATAAATCCATAGTACTCATGGTCATATATAGCATATGTTTTACCTATCTCAACCATAACTCCTCTTATGTAATCATTATTTATCATGAATCTCTTAAGTACTTTGTTATTCTCTTTCAATATCTTATTTACAAAATATATTTGTCCTTTTCCAGTTACAACAGGAGTTTGTCTTATTACAGTATTTCCATCTTTATCTATCCCAGTACTCTCAGAAACCTCTAATACTTTCAAATCCATTGACTTTTGAGTTGGAGTATTATGGTCAGCTCTTTTCTTCCTAATTAGATATTCATTATTTCTCATCCACTCAAACAATCTATTCTGCCCTATATCTACTCCATTCTGATTTAATATCTTAGATAGTTGAGCAATTAGTATTGAGCTTGATGAACTTTCTATAGCATTAGCTAGTTCAAGTTTAGGTTTATTTTTCTCTTGCTCTACTTTTAACTTTTCTTTAGTAGCTCTCTCTTTCTTTAGTTCTGTAAGTAATTTTATAGTCCAATCTGGGTCATTGATTGCCTTCTCTAATGCTTCATTAGTCATATAAGCTCCATGTTCTCTTATTGATGGAAGAACTTCATCAAATACCCAACGCTCAAATTTTTCAGCACTTGGTAATTCGCTATTTATAATTAATCTATACATATCACCTTCTGGTATTATATTCACTTCCAAAGTTTTAGTTTTACTTTGTGGGTGAGGTATGTGGTGTTTCACCACCCACCTACAATGTTGTTTAATTGCATTTGTTGTGTCCTTATACCCAAGAGCTTTTGCAATATCTGTTGCGACAAAATAGGGTTCATTTTCAATTCTAATTGTTCTTATTTCTCCAAATAATTCATTGTTAAAGCTTATTATTCTTTTTTCATTTTCTCTATTAATTATCTCCATAATTAATCCCTCCTTATAAGTTGTATTTTTTATAAGAAGCTGATATAATCATTCTATTCAAGTTGATAATTATATCAGCTATTTAAGAAGTCTTACTCGCCGTCCAAAGTTTGTAAGGCTTCTTTTTAATTACTAAAAGTAATTTTATCACTTAAAGTAATTTATATTTTTATAATATACTCCACATAATGTAATGTCAAGTATAATATTTTATTACTTTATGTGGTATAATAATTATAAAGATATCTTGGAGGTGAAAAATGTTTGGAGAAAGATTAAAAAAACTTAGAATTAAGTTTGGATTAAAGCAACATGAATTAGCTGAAATATTAAATGTATCACAAAGCACTATAGGTATGTATGAAAACGACCAAAGAACTCCACCAGCAGAGTCTATAGTTAAACTAGCTGAATACTTTAATGTCACTACAGATTATCTTTTAGGTCATACAAAAACCAACTATTCAGTCAGTGCAAATATACCTGGTATGCCATCAATCGTATGTGAAGATAATTCCATCTATGATATACTTGATGGGAAAAAAGACATTAAATCTTTAGAAGATATGAATAAATTCTTAGAAAATACTGATTACAATAATGAAGTCAAAGAAGTTCTTAAAAAATATATGCAACTAGATGAAATGGATAGAAAAGCTATAGAGAGAATGATAGATAATGCATATGAACGACTAAAAGAGGATAATTAATATACACCTCTTTTTTAAATTATACTTGTCATACCTCTGTCATCATTGAATTATAACAAAAAAAGCCTACTTTAAGTAGACCTTCTAATTGTTCATTAATAAGCTAAACTTGTAACCACAGTGTCTTTTGTTGTCTTACATATATCTTCTATAGATTTACTTTCTAGCTCAATTATACCATACAAATCATATACAAAAGTATTGATTGTATTTTCGCATACATTTATATCGTATATGATTCTATTAATAGCATCTTTGTACTTATTAAAATATTCCTCTAACTCATCAATATTCTTAAAATAAAGCTTCTTTTTTTTGCTAAGTTCATTGTAAAATTCATCAAAATCTAATAAATAAAAATTATATAATTTATTAGATGGATTATTATCTATGCTCAATA